CGAGGGTGAAGGTACCAAAAGAGCTACCTTGTGGAAGCAGAGAATTCTCTTCTTGGGACACCGTTGGTGTAAGAGAAGGGAGGGGTCTGTGGAAACAAAGTGGGTTACTAATGGAATCCTTCAGCGATCCTATCGCCTCCGCTCAGGAGCGCCTGCGGCCCAACTGTCAAAGGTTGGAAACCGAAGGTGGACTAGGCAAATTAATGTAATAATTAAAATGCTCTTCAAACTACTCAAGATTGAAAACCTTAGAGTTAGCGCGAAACTAGCCCATTGGCGTCCAGATTTAAAAGTCTGGAGACATCTAATGGAGCCCATGATTTCATGGGCAAGATTAGTGTCAGGTAGGCCGACTCGAAGTAAGATTATCCAATTAGCGACCTTCGCAAAATGGGTAGCGAATATGGTACGGAAGCAAGGTGTTCCTGGGCTAGTCCAGTACTTGAAAACTGCGCATACTATGCTAATGCAGGGTGTGCCAGGGTCAGAACTTAAAGTGAACTCGAGAGCGATCTCGAAAGTAGCTGTGGCCGTGGGTGGTTCTAGTCTCCCTAGAGTGATTCCGAGCTACGCTCGGGCCTTCATTCGAAGGGGAGATGAATCCACCATTAGGTTTTGGCTCACGTTATTGGGTATGTATCGGATACTGTTAATTGAACCGAAGTATAAGTTTGGCACGATCACGGATCCTGGGGTTACCCTTAACAGGGTTTTCCTTCAGGAATGGTGTCGTTTCATTCGAAGTAGGTTCATCCCTGACGTAGAAGTACATACAGGTGAGAAACTCTTGGACGTTGGGACCGATGTCCTTGGGAGACCATCAGTGTTGCCCTTAATGAAAGCTTCGGCCGATCTCCCGAACGTTGATTGGGAGAAAGGGGAAGTTGGTCCTTCAACCTCTTTCGGATGTAGGTTCAATTCCGCAAGGCATTGGACCGAAGGTAAGTGGGGATGGAGTCTTTTCCGATACCTCTCGGTAACACCGGGGGGTACGGGGACTACGAAATCCCTATGGACGCTGATGACAGAGGTGGCGGAGGCCGCGCCCGTAGCGCGACAGATGACGTTGTCGTCTGCCGTACTTGAGCGTATTAGATCGCAAATTAAGGTTTTCAAAGCGGATGGAGATGTCTCCCAAAAGGAGATAACCCTTCGGAAGCGGAGAGAATACCCAAATGGGTCTAGTAAAAACGGCCGACTATCTGTAAAGATAGAACCCGCGGGCAAAGCCCGGGTTTTCGCCATGGTGGATTATTGGACGCAAGTTGCCTTGAAACCCCTGCATGAGTGGATCTTTTCCGTATTACGGGAGATCCCTCAAGATGGAACGTTCGACCAGATGAAGCCCGTGAAACGGCTTCTGAAGGTTGTCTCGTTTGATCAGAAGATTTATTCTTTTGACCTGAGTGCAGCGACGGATAGACTTCCCGTCCTCCTTCAGGGACTGCTGTTATGGCAGTTCTTTGGGCGACATTTTGCTTCAACTTGGAAAGCATTGCTCTGCGGAAGAGGCTACTACTTAGGATCGAAGATCTGTAAGGCAGCTGGTCTCGGAAGCAGAGGAAAGGACCTTAGGTATGCCGTCGGCCAACCGATGGGAGCCTTTTCAAGTTGGGCGATGCTAGCTTTGACGCACCATGCTATGGTGCAATTCGCAGCCTACAGAGCGGGGGAAGCGAAGTGGTTTGACCGATATGCGGTCTTAGGTGATGACATAGTTATTGCCGACGACCGAGTAGCTCGGGAGTACCGAAAATTTTGCGACATGGTCGGGCTTGGTATAGGGATTGCGAAATCCCTGGAGGCGAGGGGTAAAACCCTTGAGTTCGCTAAAAAGTTCTTCTTTCGAGGAGAACTGGTTAGTGGACTTCCAGTGAAGTTTTGGG